GCCCCAAAACGACCAGCAAGGTTGCCGATAAGCCGATGAAGTGGTTCAAGGGAGGCTAATATGGAAATTCTGACGCCACAGATGATTGCAGAACGTGCTACCGCGTACTTGAAGGTAGAAATGGATTGCCTCAAAGGAATACCACGGCCATTGTGGGCGCAGCCTAAGCCGGACACGCGCTCACCCTGGAAGAAAGCCAAGGATCGAATCAATTCACGCATAGACAACTGGCGTCACTCGCTGGCATGCTGGATCACACCATACGGGTTCGATGACTGATGAGCCAAACCTACCTCACCTACTGCATTACCATGGCGCTACAGCGTCATTCTGTCGTTATGGGTCGGGCGATGTACTATGCGGGGGTAAGGTGATTCTGTTCGATCTGACCTGTGATGAGCTTATCGTTCTGCTTGAGACGAGGAATGCTGAGCTAGACGAGGCAACGATTGTCATTGATGGCCTGAGGAAACAGATTGACCGGTTACGCGATTCACGTAGGAAGCTCAAGGCAGAGCTTGTGTATGGCAAAGATGCGAAGGGTGGCTAAGCCCTTTTTATTTGCCTAATTAGTAGTCGATCAAGTACAGATACTTTAGTCTCACAGTTAGATAAATCTCACCTCTTTTGTAGAGTCCTATAGAAATGGCTGGTAAAGGTCAACCTAAAACAGGCGGTAGGGCACCTGGAACGTCCAATAAGGCGACCCAGCGTGCAAGGGAGGCTATTACCCAGTTTATCGACGGCAACGCTGAGAGGCTTCAGGGATGGCTTGATCAGATAGCCGAGACAGAAGGCCCAAAGGCGGCATTCAACTGTTTCACAGACCTGATCGAGTTCAGCGTGCCTAAGCTGTCGCGCACAGAGCACTCAGGTCTTGATGGCGATGCTATCCAGCACGTCACAACGATCCGTCTTACCGATATGGACAAACCTTGACCGAAGTCACTGTCCAGCTTCCTCCAAAGCTACGGCCTATCTTTTTGGGAGCAGCAGACGTCCGTGGGGCTTTTGGTGGGCGCGGCTCTGGAAAAACTCGAAGCTTCGCCAAGATGGCAGCTGTTCGAGGGATGATATTCGGTTCCAGCGGAGTAAGCGGCATCATCGTCTGCGCTCGCTTATTCATGAACTCCCTTGAGGATTCCAGCCTTGAGGAAGTGAAGCGGGCGATTCAAGACGAACAATGGCTAGCTGACTATTACGATGTAGGCGATAAGTACATCAAATCCAAGGATGGGCGCATCTCGTTCGCATTCTCCGGTCTAGACAGGAATATCGCCAGCATCAAGTCAAAGGGTCGTATCCTGATCTGTTGGGTGGATGAGGCCAGCCCGGTCACGAACGATGCTTGGTCTACGCTGATTCCTACGCTGCGTGAAGAGGGAACGGACTGGAACGCCGAGTTGTGGGTGACTTGGAACCCAGAGCGAGAAGTTGACGCCGTCGAGAAGCGATTTCGGCTATCGACTGACTCTCTCGTGCGGATGGTCGAGCTTAATTGGCGTGACAACCCCAAGTTCCCCGCAAAACTGGAACGTGAGCGCTTGCGTGACCTTGAAGAACGGCCAGATCAGTACGATCACATATGGGAAGGCGGCTATAAACGATCCGTTGAGGGCGCGTATTACGCCAAAGCTTTAGCGGAAGCCAAGGATCAGGGACGCATCGGCAATCTTTCCGCTGACCCTTTGATGATGATTAGAGCGCATTGGGACATTGGTGGAACAGGCGCCAGGGCTGATGCATGCGCTATCTGGATTGATCAGTTCATCGGCAAGGAAGTTCGACTCCTTAATCACTATGAGGCGGTTGGTCAGCCTTTGAGTACTCACGTTCAGTGGCTTAGGGACAGCGGTTACAGCAACGCGGAAATGGTGCTTCCTCACGATGGCGCACAGCACGACAAGGTTTATCAGGTCAGTTACGAGAGCGCATTGCGTGAAGCGCAGTTCAATGTGCGCGTTATCCCTAATATGGGTGCGGGTGCCGCTTCCCGGCGCATCGAGGCATTGCGCAGGTTGTTCCCTTCCATATGGTTTGACGACAAAAAGACCGAAGCAGGACGCTCCGCGCTGGGCTGGTATCACGAAAAGCGCGATGAGAACCGCAATATCGGCTTAGGTCCTAACCATGATTGGTCAAGCCATAGCGCTGATGCGGCTGGTCTAATTGCCGTTGATTACGCCACGCTAAACCTCGGCGCTATGCCAAATATATCCTTTACCACCCAATTCACCCGTGAAGGCTTCGGCCAGCGCCAGGAACTGTTCAATGGCTAACAAGTCGAAAACCTACCGTTCAACGGGTGGAGAAACGAAACAGAAGGTTGTCGAGAAAGATTCTTGGACCAAGGAGATGCTTGAACGCGCCTCCGATGCCATGACATTCGACACCGAGCAGCGTCGCCAGTGCGTCGAGGACATGAAGTTCGCCTTTGTGGCTGGGCATCAATGGGATGCTCACTTAACCGCAAAACGCCGCAATAAGCCCAATTACGAATTCAACCGGGTTCGACAGTTGATTCGTCGTGTGACGGGGCAGCAGCTTAAAAACAAACCAGAGATCAAGTGCCGAGCTTCCAATGACGAGGACGTTGATACGGCAGAAGTACTCAACGGGATGATCAAGAATATCGAGGTCGATTCATCGGCAGACAACGCCTATGACACGGCCTTCCAGTGGTCGTGTGGCGGCGGCTATGGAGTTCTTCGCGTCAAGTCGGACTATGAGTCGCCCGATACGTTCGATCAATGCCTGAAGATCGAGGCGGTTCTTGACCCAATGACCGTGTTTTGCGATCCATCAGCAAGGAAGTTCGATCGATCTGACGCTAGGTATTGGTTCATTTCGGAACTAATCCCCAAGGCCACGTTTACAGCACGCTGGCCTAACGCAGAAGTGGTGGACTTTGATGTAGCCCGAACTGACAGCGATAGTGACTTATTGTGGTGCACCGAAGATATGGTGCGCATTGCCGAGTACTGGTATGCCGAGAAGCAGCCTAAGACCATCCTGCTGCTGTCCGATGGCTCGATTGTCGATGAAGAGGATTACGAGGGCTATCAGAAAGCGCAGAGCGATGCGCTCAAAGCTACGCCACCTGCAACGCCCGATCCCAATGCTCCGCCTCCGCCTGCCGGTGCTTCAGCTACGCCACCACCACAAGCGCCTGCTGCGCCTGCTGCCGTTACGATCAAATCCACCCGCGAAGTCGATGTGGACGTGATCTACAGTTGCCCAGTCTCAGGCAATGGCAAGCTGGAAGAGCCGACGAAATGGGGCGGTTCGATGATCCCGATTGTTCCGCAATGGGGCGATTTGATCAGCATCGACGGCAAGCAGATTTATTCAGGCATGACGCGCTTTGCCCGTGACTCGCAGACCATTCACAACTTCGAGATGTCTTCGATGGTGGAAGTGGTCGCTAAACTTCCTAACAGTCCGCTCAAAGCCACGCCAGCGATGATCAAGGGGCTGGAAAGCTATTACGAACGACTTGGCTATGACGATCCGCCGGTATTGCTGTTCAACGCTGATCCTAATGCACCTGGTGGTCCATCGCGCGAGCCGATGGCGCAATTGCCGTCTGCTCTCGCCAATCTATCCAATATCACCGTCGATGAGATGAAGGCTACGACCGGGGTGTATGACGCGTCGGTAGGGAACCAGTCCAATGAAACCAGCGGTCGTGCCATCATGGCCCGTAACGCTCAGGCGGAGGTGGTCAACTTCGTCTATGTGGACAATCAGGTGAAAGCGCTCAAGCGACTGGGAGAGATTCTGGTAGACGCTATCCCGCATTACTACGATGCCGAACGCTCGATCCGCATCCTCGGTCCTGATCTGGCAGAAAAATACGTCACGATCAACAAGATGGTCACTGACCCGGTTACCGGGAAAGAATACGTCGAAAACGACCTCTCACGCGGTAAGTATGATGTGACGGTAACGGTCGGAAAGTCTTACGAGACGGCTCGCATGGAACTGGCGGAGTTCGCGCAGACCGTGGCGCAGACGCCGGGACCTGTTGGCGCTATCGGCCAATACCTGATGATGAAGTCGATGGACGTTCCAGGCATTGACGATGCTGTGGAGTGGATTCGTACGGCGCTGGTCAAGCAGGGCATTATCCCGCCAGGACCGAACGATCCGCCGCCCGCGCCGCCCGCACCGCCGCCGCCGCAGGTCATTGCGCAGGCTGCCCATCATCAGGCACAAGCCACGCTCGCGACGGCGCGCGCGCAGGACATCGCTGCCAAGACACAGACGCAGGTGCAGCTGGAAGAAGCCAAGACCGCCAGTCTCGTCGCCAAGATTCCCGGCACCGAGGCCGATGGTCACGCCACGATGATCCAGAACGGGGCAGCCCTCATGCCACAGCAGCCAGTGGGCTTCGCTGTGCCGCATGAAGGTCCGATTGGTCCATCTTCACCTGACACGTATACAGGTGGATTCTGATGGCTTACATGCTATTCCTACTAATAGCTGCCCATTTTATTGCCGATTACCCGCTGCAAGGTGATTTCTTGGCAATGGGGAAATGCAGAACAGGCCCCGGTTATGTTCCGTGGTGGCATTGCCTATTGGCGCATTCCTTCATCCACGGCGGCTTTGTGGCATTGATTACGGGCGTTTGGTGGCTCGGCGCGGCTGAGATTGTCGTTCATGCACTAACTGACCATGCAAAGTGTGAAAAGAAGATTGGAATTAACACTGATCAGGCAATTCACATTGCTTGCAAAGTTCTTTGGGCTTGTATCGCTTAATGGGGTGATGCTGGCACGCCTTGACATTGCCAGCACAAAAGGTAAACATCATGACCGACGAAACCAACGGTGTAACGGCACCGGTAGCTCAACCTGAGCTGAAATCAATCGATACCAGCTCTAAGGCTGCTGAAACGCCGAATATCACGGCACGACAGACGCCTAAGCCAGAGCCGAAACCGGAAGCTGCAAAGCCCCCGGAAGGGGAAAGCGACGCTCTAGACGCGGACTCTCCACAGAAAGGCGAAAAACGCCTGCCTCGCTGGATGAAGGAAAGGCTAGAAAGGGAACGGCAAGTCACCGAAGCCCGCACCCGTGCTGCTGTACTGGAAGAAATCCAAAAGCGCGAACCCGTAAGGCACGAGTCTGCACCACAACCGCAGGCCGCGTCGCACGAGAAAACGTTACAGGACTTCGACTTCGATCAGGACAAGTACATCGCATATCGCGTTGAACAGGCTCTTGAGCGAAAAGACCATGCAGCGAAACAGGAAGCGGAGCAGAGGAAACAGGCTGAAGCCCAAGAATCGTTCAAGTCGCATGTCGATGCCTTTGAGGAAAAGGCTGGCGATGGTGCTTGGGATGACATTGTGTCGTCAAAACTGAATACCGATCCGGCCTACAAACCGCTGACCGAGTTGTTCATGGGTGACGAACACGATCTTGAGATTGCCCATCATCTAGCCACGAACATGAAAGAAGCCGAGCGCATCAATGCGTTACCGCGCTTACAGCAGGTTCGAGAAATCGCCAAGTTGGCCGAACGGTTCGAGGGTGAAGAAACGGCGGAAACGCCGAAGCCTGTGACTGCCAAGAAAACCACTTCTGCGCCGCCGCCTGTGAAGACAATCTCAGGTGCGGGTAAGCCCAGTGTAGACATCAACGATCCAGGGATGTCCACGGCTGACCGCATCAAAGCTTGGAAGAAGCAGGGAGGGCGCTAAATCCTTCCTATGAGGCTTCAAAATGGCTAGTAACCAGCTACTCACCACTGACATGATCGCTGACCGCGCATTGATGCGGTTCAGCGAAAATCTCTCCTTCATCAAGACTATCCCGCGCACGTATGCGTCGGAGTTCAAAGAAGGTGCGCCAGCGATTGGCGATACCTTGCGTGTTGCTGTTCCGCAGCATGCCGTCATTACCTCAGGCCGCGTTGCGGCTCCTGCCCCACTGGAAACGATCATCCGTAATGTGAAGGTGATCGATCAGTTGAACTTCTCCGTCCAATACACCAGTTCCGAATTGGCGCTGGATATCGAAGAGTTCGATGCTCGCTATCTGAGCCAGCAGGTCGCGGACTTGGCTGTCACGGTTGAAGCCGCTGTGCAGAATCTTGCGTTGCAATCGATTCCAAACCAGACCGGTCCCGGTGGCGCGGCACAGTGGACGCAGCTTGCATGGGCGAACATTGGTCGAAAGCTCATCATGGACAACGGCGCGGGTCCGTCTACCATGAAGATGCTGATGAACACCACGTCCGAAACCACTCTGGTTCCGGCTCTGGCTGGCTTGTTCAACTCGCAGAAGCAGCTTGATACGCAGTACGAAGATGGTGTGATGGGTCGTGCCGCCGGTTATGACTGGAACAGCTCGACCGTGATGCCAGTCTTTACAAACGGTGCTGGCGCGGGTTATCTGGTCAACGGTGCAAATCAGGCTGGATCGTCCATTGTGGTAGATACCGGCACGGGTGCGGTTCCGGTCGGTACGATCATCACCTTTGCCGGTGTGTTCGCCGTCCATCCGCAGACCAAGGCGAATCTTGGCTATCTGCGTCAGTTCGTCGTCACGGCCAACTATGCTGGAGGCGCGGGTTCCATCGGCATCTATCCGGCACTGACCCTCACGGGTTCTGAGCAGAACGTCACGGCGCTACCAGCAGACAATGCGGTCATTACCATCGATCAGACGGCAAGCTCGTCCTACGGCGTGTCCTTGGCGTATCGCCCGGAAGCCTTCGCATTTGCGACGGTTGATCTGCCGGAATTGGCTGGCTGGAAAACCTCGCGACGTCAGTACAACGGTGTCTCGATGCGTGTGACAGAAGGTTCCAGCATCGTCAATGACATGAACCTGACCCGTTTCGACATCATGTACGCCTTCGGTGCGCTTCGTCCTGAATGGGCTGCGCGTATCACTAACGATCCGTCCGACTTCACCCCGGCATAAGGAGTAAATCATGACTAATCCAACTAACCCTAGTGTTGCCCAGCGCTCTGAAAGCTATTGGTGGAGTGCGCCTATTGGCGTAGGCACTGTGGAAACTAGCCCGGTTTTTATGGGCGACCTTCCCGGAGCTGATCCGCATGTTGTTGGTCAGTTGTGGGTTAATCCCACTGGCAATGTCGTCACGCAAAGTGAAGGCTAAAACCAATCCTGAGAGCCCTTCGGGGCTCTCTTTCCATGGAAATTCATATGACTCTTTATTCGCCGATTCAGATAATTCAACTTACCGGAAATGGTGTTTCTTCTGATGAAACAACCTTCACGCTATCGGGCGTGAAGGCCGGAGATGTTTTGCTTAGCGTGGATCAAACCAATGTTAATGATGGCGTTCCTATCGGAGGAAACTTAACACCATCGTTTCGAACGATTGTGGTTACCGATAACACGATGCAGCAAAATGGCGGTTCTGATCTATCTGGAAGTGATCTTACTTTCACTTTCCTCCGATTCAATCAGTCGGCTTAGGAGCAAATCATGACAACCCTTAACACCCTTCTTTACGCATCGCAGAACAATGGCGGTAAGGCTACCGTCTCCATCAACGATATCGTGTCTCTCGTTGGCGAAAATGCGCCCGCTGCGACCACGACCGTTGCTGGTGTCGTTCTGCAATCGGCTGACCAAGCAGCGTTGACGAGTGTAGGTCCGGGAACGCCGGCCACTGCCATTGTCGATGTAGGAACTAGTTTCAGTCAGCCCATTCTAAACGCCAACTTCGCCACGCTTGCTACCGAGCTAAACGCGATCCTGACGAAACTTAAAGCCGCCGGCATCATGGCCTAAACCATGACAACCGTCGTCAAGATCGTCGGACGTTCACTTCGCCTTATTCAGGTCATCGATCCCTCACAAGATGTGCGGCCTCGTGATATGGGTACGGCGATTGACGCGCTGAACGCCATGATGCAACGATGGGAGGCTGACCTGCTGTCTTTGGGTTGGTCGCCCGTCTCTGCGCCAGATGATGAAATGCCTATTCCGGTGGAAGCCGAACAAGCCGTCGCTTATAACTTGGCGATGACGCTTGCGCCTGAATATGGCGTCACACCATTACCAGGAGTCGCCCAAGTAGCCGTTGCCAGCCTCAATGACCTATGGCGTGACCAGATGGTAGCAACGCCAATCCAGCCGATTCTGGATGCGCCGATTCCTGGTGGTAGGCGTCAAGCGCTGAACTCGATCAATGGTTCTAATTGGTATATAGGATGAAGCAGTCCACCTTCCCCATTGTGGGTGGCTACTACAAAGACGACAACCTTTCATGGTCGTCGCAGGACACGCTTAACTGGCTTCCCACATCCGCAGAGAAAGCGGGAACACGCACGCCTTCGACATTGGTTACACCGCCCGGTTTGCGCGCCTTGGTAACGAGTGGTGCGACGATTCCTGATTCTCCAGTGCGTGGCGTCTACAACTGCGAAGGAACGTTGTTCGCCGTCGTCGCCAAATCGCTCTATAGCATCAGCATCAAAGGCGTCTGTACGGAGCTTGGAACGATTCCTAGCGTGGGTCGCGTGTACTTTGCCGATAACCTTTTAGCGGATGGTGGCAATGAACTACTGATCGTCAATGGCCAGTCGGGTTATGTGTGGAATACCAGCTTAAGCACCTTCACCAAGATCACGGATGACGGCTATCCAGGCGCAATCATCTGCGTTTATATCGGCAGCTATCTGGTGCAGATCGATCCGACACGGCGCTTTGCGTTCAATTCTGCACCTGATGACGCATTGACCTACAACGAGCTGGACCGTTTCACATCGGAAGTTGCGCCTGACCTCATGGTGTCGATGGCCGTCAGCAATAACGAACTGATCATCTTTTCAGCGCGTAGTACAGAATTCTTTCAAGTCACCTCCAATGCAGAACAGCCAATCCGAACTAAGGGAATTTCTCTGACGCGTGGTTGCGCTGGAACGTATACCGTCGCCAATATGGACAACACCGTCTATTGGCTTGGCGATGATGGTATTTTCTACTGTCTCTCAGGTTATTCCCCGATACGTAAATCGACACGTCCGATTGAGCAGGCCATTAGTGGTCTTAACTGGTCACAAGCTTTCGCGTTTGTGTGGGAGGACAAGGGACATAAAGTCTGTTACTGGACATTCCCTGATGGTCAGACATGGGGTTATGACGTCTCTGCTGACGAATGGCATCGTCGCGGCTCTTACGAAATGAACCGCTGGCGTATTAGCGGAATGGTGTATTGGAATAACCAGTGGATTGCCGGTGATTTTCAGAATGGCACATTATGGGTTGTTGATTGGGATACATTCACTGAGGGTGATATCAATTTCATCTCTGAGCGCACCAACGGTGTATTGTCTAATAACC